TTCAGGGTGGGGAAACAGTTAAAGTAGCAGTCGAAACAACAAACGACGGTGCTCCAACAGAATATGTCCTCAGTGTTTATAAGATTGGTAATAGATATGCGAAGAACCAGCAGCAGTCCTATACATTGGGATTGGTTTCTATTGAGGCATTAAACAATGAGTATTTTAGAGTTCATCGAAAACTCTCCAATAAAGTTGATGCAATTGTCGCTGATATTTTAAAAACAGATCTTAAAACCGATAAAACACTGTATAGCGAAACAACACTACATCAAGTCTCCATTATTCCTCCAAACAGAAGACCATTTGATGTTATTGGATCTCTTGCAATTAAATCTGTTCCAGCAAATTCCACTGTTTCATCGACCAATACATCAGATACAAATAAGAGTGGTAAAGAAACTGTTAAGGGAACCGCTGGATTTTTCTTCTGGGAAAACAAGAGAGGATATAACTTCTTTGCTGTCGATAGTCTATTGAGTGGTGATCCTGTTAAAAATGCAGATGGAAAAGTTCAATATGATGTCAAACCATGGGGTCCTTATGTTGAGAAAATTGTAAATGTTAATGATGTCTCTGACGACAAGTTTACAATTATGACAGCAACGTTTAACTCTGAAATTGATCTTCTCAATGCGATGAGACGAGGAAGATATTCAGCATCTATGTCATTCTTTAATCATTCTACTGGGCAATATAAACCATATCATTACAGTGTAAATGAAGTATACGATCAGATGAAGCACCTTGGTTCACAAAATAGACCATCTCTGCTCAAAGTTGGAACTGATAAAACCATGGCAGACTATCCAACCAGAGTAATGTCATTTGTTCTAGATCATGAGACATGGTATAATGACCCAGGTCCAGCATCACACGAACCACAAGACGGTGCCACAAGTTCTGGACAGTTTACAGACAGACAAGCAGAGTATGCAGCACAATCGATTGTTAGATATGAGTTGCTACAGAACCAAGTTGGCACTATAATCATCCCAGGAAACGCTGAGATTTGTGCAGGTGATAAGATTGATATTAAATTAACAAACAAGTTGTCTACTTCTGAGATGATGGAAGAGCAATACGATCCAGAAACTAGTGGTGTTTATTTAATTCAAGAAGTCACTCACACATATGACACGGCGGTTTCTTCAAATGGTCAATTTACCACAACTCTGCGTTTGATGAGAGATTCCTATGGAGACATCGAATCCAAGCGTGGCACTAAATAATGTATACGGAGGTAACTAAAAATGGAAAACATCGAAGCACCTATTCAAAAGGATCAGCAAATTCTCGACGACCCCCAAACATCTCCTCAAGCTCGTAGACACACACAAGAAGAACTTGCCGCACTAGAAGCATACAAAGAAAATCATCCTGGTGAGGATCATGATCCAACACCACTAGAGTTGTATTGTGATACTAATCCAAACGCTCTCGAATGTAGAGTATATGAAGACTGATTGATATGGATCAAATTTTTTCTAATCTATTTCCAACAAACCGTCTGGGATATGACGGTTTTAATTGGTGGATAGGTCAAGTAGAAAAAACTGCTGCTGATGAAGCAAATAACAAGGGTGGATACAGAGTAAAGGTAAGGATTATCGGTGATCATCCTGATACCCAAGAAGCTCTTCCAACCGAGGATTTGCCATGGGCAACTATGATGATGCCTGTCAATGTTCCTTTTATGCCAGGAAACATTGGTGGTGGTCATCATGGTCTTGTGGAGGGATGTTGGGTTATTGGTTTCTATCTTGATCCAGATAGACAAAAACCAATCATCATGGGATCGATTGGTCAGGTCCCAGGATCAACAACTGTCGTTAAGAACATTAGACCAGAAGATCCCCCATTTACAACTGGTGTTAGAACAGGCAAACTTGCTCCCATTCCACAGAAAGACGGACAAGAATCACCAGAAAATAGGGAAGGCGGATCTGAAACTAAATCAACAACTACAGACAATGGAAGTCTGTTCACCAATCCCACGTTTGGTGTAGATACAACTGGATTGAAAGGTCCAGAAAATTTTGCAGGAACTGGTGGCGGACTATCTGATGGAACTAAGAGAGGAGATGGAAATCAAAGAGTTCCAGTTCCATCTGCAATGGTTGAAGGAATTAAGAATGAAAAGTGGTGTCAGACTGTAGCAGAGAAGTGTAGAGATGTCGATCTGACAACACAACTGACAAGTATTCTTGGTGGACTGTTAAAGGACATTCAGAATAATGATGGAAACATTGGTGATTATTATGTCAGCAAAGTAACTGGAGAACTCAACAGCGTTATTGGAAAGGCAAGAACAAAAATCAATAAAGCAGTTAGAGTTGTTTCTGAGTTTCTAGCAAAGATTAAAGGATATATCAAGAGTTTACTACAGCAAGCAGTTGATGCTCTAGTAAAAGCAATCTTGCGTCCATCTGACGAGGGAAATGCTCTAACACCAGCAACAGAATTCTTCAACAATCTTCTGAAAGATCTGGGATGCCAGATGGAAGATCTAGGAGAGAGATTGATTGAGTGGTTGACAAACGTTCTCATGGATTTCGTCAACAACATCTACAAGTCTGTTGCTTGTCAGGTTGACGCACTCGTTAATGGTATCATCTCAAAGATCAACGAACTTCTAAATGAACTGTTTGATTCTATTCTTGGTCCAATTCAAGATATTCTTGGAGCAATTGCAGAACCTTTAAACATCATCGGGCAAGCAGTTAACTTCGTGTTGGATCTTCTAGGTATTTCTTGCTCTGGTCCAGATCAAACTTGTGCTAAGTATAAGCAAGTTTGCACAACTGGCGAAAAAACTAAGACAGAAGATGAAGACTTCTTGGATAAGTTACTTGATGATATTGATAATCTATTTGGCGATACACCAGCAGATTACACTCAGTATGTCTGCGATGAAGCATATGAAGGCAATAGTCTATCAGTAACCACCGTTGGATTTACTGGCGGTATTCCACTTACTGGCGCTGGTGGAGAAGACACAAAAGTTCCAAAGATTATCTACGGCATTTCCGATATTGAAGTTGAAGAAGGAAATCAAGCAGTATTCACTATTACAAGATCTGGATATCTAGATCAGGCATCTTCTCTAACATATTCAACACTAACCGATCAAGGAACTGCTACAGCAGATGTGGATTACTTACCACAGAGCGGTATTCTTGGATTTACACCATTTGAGACAAGTAAGACAATCACTATTCAAACATTGGTTGATACCGATGATACTGAAGAAGATGAAGACTTCTTTATCACATTATCTCCAAACTCACCATCATCTGGTAGTGGAGTTGTATCTCAGTTTACTGTCAACGTTGGAAAATGCACTATCACCCAAGTTAATGAGAAGGAAGACTACGATCCATATACAGGAAAACCAGTCAACCCAATCAAAGAGATTGAGAAGATCTTTACGGATAATGTTCTAAATCCACCAGATATTGATGGTGATGGAATACCAGACAATGAGGATACAGTTGATGACAATGCAACTGCAAACAAACTTCCAACCTACAGTGTGACCGCAGATAGATCTTCTTGCCCAGAAGGACAATTTATTGTTTACACTATTAGCACCAACAATGTTGCTAATGGAACCATTCTCTATTATACACTACTTGGCAATGGTATCACTAGCGAAGATATTCTTGGCGGTAATCTAACAGGTGCATTCACGATCAGCAACAACAAAGGTTCTGTAACTATCGGTATCGCTGAAGACGGTGTTGTTGAAAGTCCAGAAACTCTGAGATTTAATCTCAACGGAACTGGTAAGTTTGTTGATGTGTTGATTATCCCAGATAGTGACCAGTTGGTTGGATATTATGAGACTGGAACTGGAGAATCGATTGAGAATGTTTATATTCCATTCGAACCTCCAACTATTGAGATTGAAAATGTTATCACAGACGCTAATGGTGGCATCATCGAGATCCCTGTTGCAAAACCAGGAGATCCATGGGCAGAACCACCCTATGTGTTTATTGGTGGTGAAGGATTTGGTGCATCTGCAACCGCACTTCTTGACAGAAATGGTTATCTAACAGAGATCAGAGTTAAGTCTCCTGGTTATGGATACAAGATCAATCTTGCCACAGATAACGATAAGAGATGCATTATAGATACATTTACGGTGCTTAGACCAGGAATTGGATATACATCAGTTCCAGATCTATACATCAATGATGAACTAGGAATTGCCGAAGCAATTATTAATGAGAAGGGATTTGTAATCGGAGCACG